TAGACTGTTTAGGTCAAACGACATAACCCAATTATGCATTCCAGTTTGAGGTTCTTTAACATAAGCACCTTCAACCTGACGTTCTTTTTCACGAATGTCCAAAGGAGGGATAGCTATTTGTCTAGCATGCAAATAATTATGAACTAAGATGTCCCACATACGAACAGAGGTAAATGCATCAACCGCATTAACTTTACCATCATAAGCAATAGCAAAGATCAGATCAATTAGACCTAGCTTCTTATCCAACTTATCAACAAGCTCAACATCTCGAATATTATATTCGATGAACTTTTGATAGTCATTCTTATACAATGATAACAGACCATCATACTCGCTGTAGTCTAGTTTCTTCTCACCAAGCTCAACAGCGCTGATGTTATCAAGACTGTAGCTTTCTTGCTGAGTGTATGTGAACTTTCTATACAAAGTAATGTAGTCGAGAGTACTTACACCAATAATATCTGGACGTTCAACTTGCAGAGGTTTCTCACCCCATTGTCTCATGTTAAACTTACGAGCACCAATCAAATCAAAAGGACTGAGCTCCATTGCCTTATGGGCACCAACAATCTTAGCAGTCCTATAAACAATGTATGGGATATCAAAATGTTCTATGTTCCAACCAGTAACAACATCAGGATCAATTGCAGCCCACGAGTCAACAAATCTAGCAAGAAGATCCTCTTCATCTCTACACTTGTGATACTCAACATTGTATTCAACATTAGGTTCATAATCACCACAACCAAAAACAATAATCCTATCTCTAAATTTCATAGTGATAGCTGTTACTGGCTTTGCATGCTCATCAGGCGAAGGAAAACCTTCATCAGCTGCAACCTCAATATCGATGTTAACAACTTTGATTAGACTCATGTCATAATCGACAACACCAGGATACTCATCATTGAGATATACAAACTGAAAGTTTGGTGACCCATAGGTTTTATGGTTAGAGATATCTCTATGCTCAAAGATATACTTTCTTTGAGCTGCCATAGTTGGAAAGTCAATGCGTTGTAATACTTTACCATCAATGGAATGAAAGCCAGAAGGCCTTGCTGGATTCTCAACAAACATATAAGGTTCATAATGGTGTTGGTCCATAAACCGCTTACCATTATCATAACCTATATGGAAAAGAGAGTTACGGACAGCTCCGCCAACTCCTTGCGAGAAGCCATACTTCTTTAGATTACTATCCAAAGAGGGGAGCCGGTACTCCCAACAACCGGTGTAAAATCTCATACTATATTTATACTACCAAAAGAGTTATACGTCAACTCTTATTGTTGATGGATCAAGTTGATTAAGTGATTGTAGGTTAGCAAACCTATCATACACTAACAACACAGATTCTGATATTGATAATGTTCTACCATTGCTATCAATTTGCTCAGTAGCAGCAACGTGCTCTGTACCTGTAGCACTAATTAAAGGCCTCGCAAAATACGTTGTATACGTAGCGAATGGTGCTGAACCTACTGGCTCAATTGGACTAACTGACATCTCTCATCCTTGCTACTAATCGACTTGCTCTGTTGTTTACTTGACGATACCAATTACTATCAACCATCTCATCAGCAGCTGCATCCCAATCACGTTTATCAACTCCACGTTTCATGCCAACAAATTTTGACAGCCGAGGTCGACCCATGTTAAACATCATGTTTGCAATTATATGCTGAACATCTTCTGGCAGATCGTCAAAGTCTGGGTAAAGGATGTTGCAGTCAGACAAGACTGTTTCAAGATCTGATTCGAAGGCTTCTTTAACTCTATCTGGTGAAACTGGTTCACCTTCTTCACCGGGATATTCTGGATCGCCTTCAATGACAAGGTGGCCAATACCAAAAGTAGGATAACCAAGGTGATCCAAATACACATGGTACCGAACTCCTTCATCAATCTCCAATTCCTCTCTAAGTTTATCTACATTCATAATGATCTCCATCTATGGGATATTTTTTTGCGAAAAGGGGGCCCGCAGGCCCCCTTATTTATTACTCCTGAAGAAGTACTTTCGAGTCACTGAGATCAATCTTGCGAGGCTTCTTTTCTTCTGGAAGTCTCCGCTCACATATTACAGTAAGGACGCCGTCTACGTACGCCCCCTCAATAATCTCAACATACTCCGCCAGGGTAAATGTTTTGTGGAACCTACGGGCCCCAATACCTTTGTGGATATAATCTTTTTTGCCATCATCTTTGACTTGTTTCTTTTCGCCATCGATATGTAAGACGTTTTCTTTGACTTCGACATTGAGCTCCTCCTTAGAAAATCCGGCCAATGCTACTTCAATAACGAAGGTATCATCACCTGTTCTAATTAAATTGTATGGTGGATAACTTTCGGACACGTTAGCGTGACCGTTAAGTTGTTCAAGTGTATTGAACATCTTGTCGAAACCAATTGTTGTGCGGAAAAATGGATCATTAAGATCCAATAGTGTTCTAACCATTTTAGATACTCCTTAAAGCAAGTATATGTTGTGTCACCCAAACTGGCGTGACTATATTAATATAGGTCCTTAGCCGTTGAAAGTCAACGCTTTTTCCCTATGTTATATTTAGGAATTAATTCCCATTGGTCTTTGTCTTTGAACGAAATTATTTTTGTTTGGCTAAGAGGTGCTACTGGTTCTGAAGTTCTTTCTGGATCATTAATTTTAACTAATCCCCACTCTTCTAACAAGTTAGCAATTGTATTCCGTCTACCCATATCCTCTTGATCAAAATTCGTTGGTTTCCCATCCAACGCAAACAATTCCTTAAAATGCACAATATAATATTTTTGCTGTTTATGAAGAATGTGACAGCTTTGATACAACGCTTTATTCTTTCTTGAAGCTACACCAATCCTTGTTAGCGTTTCTTTGACCTTCAAGAAATCTTCATCGTTTCTCAATGTCACTTCTACCATAGAATCAATCGACCCTACGCTCATCTGATATACCTCTGGTTAAGTTTATTTTTATTTGTTGTTTTTGTTCAGAGGACAATATTGATAGCACCTGTTGTGCTTTTTTATTGGAATATCCATAATACATCTTTACCATTTCTAAATCATCATTATCCTCTGGCTTCACCCACTTTGCAAATCGCCTCTTGGGTCTTATGCTATTTAGCAAATACTCGTATTGGAGCTTATTGTCAGTGGTATGGAGGATATTCATCTGATTAGCGTAAAATAACGTATCGGGGAAGTAAGATAAGGATCTGTTAGTCAAAAACGGAACATATGATGATTCAGCTAGTTCATCATTCTCTGTATCTCTCATCATGTTGTTTTTCTTATGATTGATGCTATTTACAAAGTCAAACGGCTTCATCGTCAGTCTCCATTCCCTCGAGATGTTGGCCAGCACCCATCTCCATTAAGCACTTACCACAAACACTAAAATTATAATCTTCACCTTGAAGTACTACACCTAGTTCTTCTTTTTTAACAAAGGCATCACATATATCACACTTCATTGGAGCCTCATAATATGTCCTGATAAAACAACTCTATCGTGCTCACATTGTTGGGGCTCAACATAATGATGTGATACACTATTGTTTTGCCATACAAGTACTTTATCTAACTCTGGAACAATTTTCTCTTCTAAATGAGGAAAGACAATAGGAGAACATTTTTCACAGCACTTGACATAATAGACAAACGCATGAGAATAATCTCCATGATTGTGTTTGAATATCTCATCACCTTGTTTATAAACTACACCCCACATATGTCCTATACCAAAATCACCACCAAATACAGCAGAAACCATATCGATTAACCTATGACTAAAATCTAGAAAATGTTGGTTAAAGTTATAAATCTTCTTTTGTGTAAACGTATCGCCTGGAAAGTTTTTCCTAGGACCAATATTGTTACTTGGATCATAGATACCATCTAATAGATGACTTCGATCTTCATCAGTTAATCCCATTTGAAACGATGGAATCATTTCCACTCAACTTCAGCCATTAACTCAGTCAAGCAAGCCACTAGATTAATCTCCTGGTCAGCTGCAAATGCAGACTTGTATTGATAATCAGCCAGTATTAGTATAGCTTGAGGTACACTACTTTTAGCTATGTATGTTGAACAATTATCATATATCTTTCGAAATAAGATTGAAGGTTCATTATCAATATTTAGCCCAACCCACTTTCTAGCTTCGGTGAAGTTTTTCTCTTTAAGATAAGATACAAGCGTCTTGAAGCTGTCATCAGATAAAGAAGTAAGGATACCAGGATCGATACTACCAGAAACGCTGTACCGCTGTAGCTCATTTAGAACTCTCCTCCAATCTGGAAAATGCATTTGGATGAGCTCAGCAACAACTTTCTTATCATAAGTAATACTCTCCTTATCAAGGATTCCCATTACTCTCTTAAAGAACTGGGCAGCAATATCAGGCTTATCTTTATTAGCAATCTTAAAGTTGATAACACTACATCTTGAATGCAGTGGATCAATTATTCGGTTCTTAAAATTACATGTCAGTATGAATCCACAGTTCTTACTGAACTCTTCCATAAAGTTTCTTAGAGCTGGCTGCGTGGACTGAGGGTTGAGATAATCTGCTTCATCAAGGATGACATACTTGCGTCCACCAGAGAAACTAACAGAGGAAGCGAATTGCTTAATGTCGTTTCGTAGAGTATCGATGTTCCCACTAAGGCTACCATTAATGACAATATAATCAGAATCAAGCTCGCCCAACATAGCCTTAGCAATAGACGTTTTTCCGACACCAGCTCCTCCACTTAGTATAAGGTTAGGCACGTTTCTTTGATCGACGAACTCTTGGAACGTAGATTTTAGTTCTGTCGGCAAGATACATTCTTGGACAGTACTAGGTCGATACTTCTCGACCCACAGAAAATTTTCTTGCATTATTTAAACTCGGAGTTTTGCTCTATTGCAACCCAATATGTCA